TCATTTGACCAGTGTTGTCATACAAACACCTTGAGAAGTGTGCTCTTTATATGTGCTAGCAATCACGTCTTGTACTTTTTTCCCCTTATACCCAGTCGGAATCACTAAGTGATGCGGATCTACGAGTACAATTATGTACTCGCCGTGATAGACACCATCCTCTTTACTTAAATCGATCGTTGAAAATATGCGAACTCCTATTTGAGCTCCTGCAGCATCTCTAATGTCTGTCTTTACAAAACCATCTTCATCTTCTCGATTGAAAGGATAATAAAGAGAAAGGCACTTCCGTATCCTCTGATTCATAGTAACTTCATTTGTTTCACCTTCGGTTTTCAATACAATTGAGGGGTCTTCAAATAACTGAATTAGCTTAGTTCTAATTCCTTCACTACGCCTTTTCGAAACATAGTTAGTGAATTTCTCGTGTTTTTCAGTTTTTGATTTTTTTACACCTTCATCAAAGAACTTGAAGACTGGTGCATCTTTAGTACTTGCTTTAAATTTATTCCCATCAAATTTTTTTGCGGCAAAATCATGAAAAAACTTAATTTTGTGGTCAGGAATGGAATCTAAAAAATATGATTTAGACAACATACTTTTCGATATATTCCTTTACAATGCTGTCGTTGTTCATTGACTCTTTCTTTTCGTATGCACTTGACCAAGAATCATCGATGTGGCTTCTATCCACTAATCCAAAGTCACTTACCCCGTCAATCTGTCCGAACAAATCATCGATGAATTTCTTGACTTCGTTATGACTCTCAACTTCTTCAACTGCCTGCTTCTGCATTGCTTCATTATTATAGTAGTTAGATTTATATTTAGCATAGACCTCACGTATTACAGGTCCATATTTCCACGCTTCGAAACTTCCATCAAACAAATACTTTGGCTTTTCGCCAATGCCTTCTGAAATATCTTCTTCTTCTGTCTTCCCGTAGAATGCTCCAAAATAAGCAAAAAGAAAATACAATCCCTTTTGTAACTTAATCGGTGAAATATCGGGCTTTTTTGAAAATAAGTAAAATGCTACAGTGTCTGGATTATTAAAGACAGATGCAGTGTTTTGACTCATTTTTACACCTCTTTTGTCAGAATATTTATTTTATTTAGTTGTATTCTTTTTAATCTTACAACACATTTCGTGTTTTAGAAAGCTTTAAGAGAATATATTTATATGTATATATTAGAACAAGCGTTCTTATAATGCAAATAAAAAAGCCCCCGGCCAATGTGGTCGAGGGCTTTCAGCATCTTATTTACTTTTTAATAAGCTCCGCTCCAGTAGACGGTGCAGCATAAATATTCCGTTTTCCTTTGCTTGTGTTGATTGTCACGACATTTGGCATTGGTTTGTCGAGTACTTCATACTCCAGCCCGCCGAATCGCGCCGGCGTGAGACTCCAGTCGCTGTTCTCGGCAATCGGCTGTACGTTCAGACGGTACGTTCTCCATGTGGCAGCGGACTTCGGCAATTGCACATATTCCTTTGTTGCTATCGCTTTAGCTGCTACGTCTGATTTCTTAACCCACGAAAGGATTTCCTTCAACAGTACACGATCTGACTTCACCTGCAGCACCGTATATTTTCTTCCCTTAATACTAGCAGGAATCGATTCTCCGGTCGCGTATTTGGAAGCTGATGAATTAAGTGTGACCGTCTGTCCTTCTTTAACTCCGACAGATGGTGCTGGAGCAGACACTTGCTTCACTTCTTCCTTCTGGGCAGCGCCTTTCGCCTGACCAAGCTTGATGATCTGACCGATTTTCAGATTCTTATAATCGACTTTCGGGTTTGCGGCAATCAGATCCGCAACTTCGATGCCTTCCAAGTTATTGGCGATATTCCAGAAGGTGTCGCCTTCCTGAATCGTATAGAATCCAGGTACGGCAGTTACAGGTGCTTTATGGTCCAGGAACTTGAAAGTCGCTTTGTAATCGAATACGCAGCACGCTTTCCACGAATACCCTGGCATTTCGTGATGGGATTTATCTTCATGCCCAATGTCATCAGCCGCAAGTGCCGCCTGCAGCTCGTCAATTGTCGCTTTCACGTATTCCGGTAGCCTTTCATTCCGGTAGTCTCCGGCCACACAAATTCCCAAACTGTAATCATTGGCGTTACCGGCATGATACGTGCGGCGGTCGAAATCATGCGCCCAGACGATGCGGGCCCGTTTGCCATTCGGCGTATCAATCACATTTTTCGGCTCGATGATAATTGCGTAAGCGACGCCCGGCCATCCATTTGCTTCTATATGATACTTGGCAAAGCTCGCCGCATCTGATCCGTTTAAATGGGATAGGGTTAATGAATGGTGCCATACCCGCGTGCTGATTGCTTTGTTCCGCGGACCGTAATTTCGTGCTTTCAGAAGACTGTTGCGTAAGTCGACCAAATTGGGTAGTGCTCTAAAATTTTTCATAATTTCACAGATCCTCTCTTGGTTTTTTATAAGTCCGTGCGCGCTTGCTGTCACTAAAACCGAACGTCGTATCGTCAACCGGCGCTGATAGAGTGATTAATGCAACGCCCACAATATTCAATCTCCGCAATACTTCGTTCGTCATCGCATCCGTGATTTCATAACCAATCGGATAAAATACGCTGGCAATTCCCAGCAAAGCTTGAGCCGCAAATAATAGAAACGGCAAAAACTTTCCGACGATAAAGATTGGATTTTTAAACCTTACTTTCCAGTTGATGTTCATTTCGTTTCCCCCTCTTTCTTCGCATCATTTAACTCTTCTTCCACTTTGCTGCCGCCAAGCTCTTCACTGAACTGGTTGCCCAGTGAAGCTGTCTCGCTCGGCTGCATCACCTTGAATTTTTCGGCCAATCCTTTTGGCACCAGAACGCCCACCTGAGCCAAGTTTTCAAGAATCGACAGCCCTTCATTGTAAATATAGAAAAGGAGCGTGGCATACGTGAGTGCGCCACTTAACCCTAATATCTGATCAAAAATATTGGCGAGAATGATTACCCCGAAAACAAGGATCTTCCGGGCATAACCGAATAGGCTCTTTCTGGACCACAGGTTTCCATTTTTTATTGCTTTGAAAATTCCGGTCAGAATATCGATGGCCATCAGCACCATCAGGAAATCCAAGAACTTTACTGGACCGAATAAATACATCCTCGCTACTTCTAAATGTTCCAAATCAACACCTCCAACAGTCAGTAAATTTAAAACGCCCATCATGATCTTCCTCTCTTATTTTTAGGATGGACCCCCTAATGCTTTCTTCTCTTTTTTTCGCAAAACAAAAAGAGTGCCCGAATGGACACTCTTAAAGTATTCGTCTTGATCTATTTAATTTATTCCACACTTCGCGCTTCTTTTCCCACAAGTACGTATCTTCCTCCTCCTGCGTTCGGAAGCGCATAAAAACCTTTAAATCGGAATCAATTTCATCTGCGCTGCCTTGTTTAAAGTTGAATACCAAGCGAACCACCAACAAACCTTCGCAGCGGTAATGGACGATCGCTCGTCGTTTTGGCCAGTCCAAGTACGTCAAGCCTTCCTTGAAATTCGGATTCATTTCGTATCCCCTTTCCCCAATCGATTTATTCGACAGAGGGAAAGGGAAATCCTTTTTACAACTGCGGCGTTGCCAAGATCATGTCCCGTTCTTCAGCCGTAATCCGTCCTTTTTCTACCTGCGCATCCAGATACGCTTCATCAATCCGGTTCATCACCCACATGTTCAAAAGAAAACCATACATACTTTTCTCATCTCCATTCGTCAATTTCAATTCCTCCACTTCCTATTCCATCATCATCATAAGTACTGCATCTTCCAGAGCCGCTGTTCGTTCTTCCATCGAAGGTTCCTGCTGCACCGGTTCCGGCGCTTCTCCGCCTTCCACCCATTCAGTTCCGTTCCATTTTGGCCAGTAGAAACCTTCGGGAACGGGTACACCGATATACTGTGGATCTGGATTGCCTTCTTCGTCGGTTGGGATGGCGTCGAGAAGAACGTCTTCGATGAACAGGCCGTTTTCGTCGATTTTGCGAAACAACATGAGTTACCCCCCTTTTAATCTACAAAATAACTAATTCCATCAAGTGATGTGTGGCTCAAATTCCCTTGACCGAAATATACATTGCCAGCAGATATATATAAGGTTGAAAAGGTTGTATTATTAGCGTTTGCAATGAAATGCATCGTTGCTTTCGGCCTGTATGCTTCTGGTAATACAAGAATAATTGATGAAGCGGATTCCCCTTTTACAGAACCTTTAAATTGCACTCTACCCATTTCATCTTTTCTAAACATCACTGTCCGTGCTGCATCAAAAGCAGTCCAACCATTCAATAGCGTTGGAGTAATCCACGCTTCCTGCTGCTTACTCGCTTTCTTTCGAATTTGATTCAGCAGAAATGGTAACAGCTTTTTGTTTTCTGCCAGATTAACTGTTCCGTCGAACCAGCTGTTCGGATATTGCGCAAGAAGGGAATCCATTTGTTCAACTGTCGGTTCGTTACCGGCACCAAACACAGTAGTTAAGTTAATGCTTAGTACGTTATCCAAATGCACTTCTCCGGTTGCGCCTGTACCATTGCCAATCGTAAAGGAGAGGCCAGCTGTTCCTGCATTAGCAATAACTGAATAACGGTGCCATGGTACAGCCTCATCGCCAAAGGACGTCAACGCTATCAAGTTTGCTGTCGCGCCATAAGTAAAAGTTCCTAATAGTAAAGAGACCCCCGCTGTTTTCTTCACATAAGACGAGAAATAAAGTTTATCGTTTGCTTTCCCCGGAACATCCCAAATGTAATAAAGGTTATTGTTATTTTGAACCCATTTTACCGATTGAGGAGAAGATATAAATTCTGACGTATCTAAACTTATGATTGTCCCTCGTGCTGGTTCTAGCTTGCGAAGACCTGCACTTACTCCATCATTGAATGCTCCATTTACAATTTCATTCTTTACAGGAAAATATCCATCCTTCTCCAACTCCTCAAACCGCGCATCCACCGAAGGGAATTCCTTCGCCTTTGCATCGCTCTGTTTGAACGCGGCAAATTCCCCTACGATCGCTTCTGCGTCGGTCGCTGCCGTAATGGCTCGACCAGTAGCTGCATCCGAGTTTACAACAGATTGTTGTGCCGCTAACGTCACATCCTTCGCTTCCTGGATGATTGTCGGCCCATCGACCAGCACCACTTCAATGAAGGTTTTGTCCTTCTCGGTCGGGATATACCCTTCGCCGGTCGGATCCCGGTCGACAATATAGCTCCAGGACAAGCTGCTGATCCGGTCCCCTTCTGCATCGTATAATTGAGCGACGGCTTTGACCTGACCGGCAATCTGCGTTTCCGTGTGGCCGAGTTCGAATTTGATGGTGCCGTCTGCCAGTTTGGTGCCGGCAGTAATGACGGTCTGCCGGTCTGGCCGCGTACTGGCGAGCACCGCTGTTGCCACGGCCGCTGTGTCGATGGCCTTCCCGTTATCCGTAACGCTGACAATAAAGGCGATATCGTCATTCGAGGTCACGCGCGGCTCTTCGATCAAATAACTCTTTTTCTTGATATCCGCCGCAATGCGGTGGACGTTCTGTAAGACCATGCATTTTCCTCCTTTTTATCGCAATAAAAAAACACCCGGACGGATGCCTGGTTCATTGCTTATTTGATTACGCCGCTTTTGGCGAATTTGTATGCCCTTGTGCTTTTCGGCAGGAGGGATTTCCCGTGCGCCGCGATGCCGGCCACAATCTTTTCTTCCGGATCATCTGCCTCGAACTCCAGGAATGCCGTATTCTTGTAATCGGCATCGGTGTATTCAACCGTGAATACGACCACTTCCCTGGTGCCTTTTGACGAGCCGTATGTCTGATGCTGCGTATCCTTGACTTCGTATTCCACTTTCACCCCTCCTTTTTATCGAGCCCCAATAACCATCACATTGACCATGACGGCCGTACCACCGGATGTATACCCATAGTGGGGACTGATGCGTAGTTTGATACTGATAAGGTCTCCATAAAAGACCCGCCCGTCTAATCGCTCATAGGCATACCATTCTTTAGATTCTGATTGCGCAGCAACCATTAAGACTTTTTGTATGCCTGTCACGTATGGATCACTGATCGTGGCCGTTACTTCGATATAATCTCCTGTTGAATAGGATTTAGCGGCAACAGAAACGAGCTGCCTGTGCGTATAAATCTTGCCGTAGACATAACTTAAGCCATCCTTGTCGTGCATATCAGGTAAATGGCTGTCTACGTCGAATAATGCACGGCCTTCGCTATTGACAACGCTCCCGCCCACCAGGCTGATCTTGTTATAGCCATCGCCTGAAGATAACGATCCGCCAAAATCTCCAGATGCCCCTGTTATATCTCCGGAAAGTTTAACGTTGCCATTGGCATCTACTATAAACTGATCATTCACGTTTAAACCAACCAATGACTTAATGTGATTAGCGGTGATGGAATTGGCGACTATTGCATTCTCGCCAAACGGTGCCGCTGCCCACGCACCAGAGACGAACCGATACATGGCGTTGCCGTCATCCGTATCGAACCAGACGTCGTTCTCCTTCCGCCCTGCAATCGACGGCTGCGCTGGCGAATGGAACACCGTGTTCTTTCCATCGGCTGTTTGCTGGGCACTAATAATGCCTTCCCATTCCGGACTTAATACGGGTGTTCCGTACTCAGAGCCACTTGGATTCGCATAGTTCGTCACTGTTCTCTCCCACATATATCTACCGGAGACATAAGTTGGGGCGCCGGATGACCAGGAACCACCAGATAAAGAGGTGCTTGAAGTAGAAAGATAATACTGTTTGGTCACCGATGTAACACTTCTGCCGGTATTCCCTGTGTCGCCGGTCTCCCCTTTCACCTTATTCCACGTGTAGGCGTTCGTCAGGTTACTGTCTGCCTGCGTGAAATCAGTGTACGTGCCGATCCAGTCTCCCGCATCTTCTCCGGCATTGGCCGTGAATGTCGCACCTCCGTCATTCGAATATTTGATGTGCAGGTACGAAGTTTTTCCGTCTACGCCGGGTTCGCCGGGCTGTCCGTCGGTTCCCTTCACCAATGACCAGCGATAACCGGAAGCCTGAACCGGCGCACTCGATGTAGTAGTGGTGGCTACGCCGATGTATTTGGCGTTGGTTGGACTATCGACAAACCCGGTACCATCTGCATTTTGTGAATAGCGGATCCATAAATAACTGGATAGACCGTCCTGTCCATCTTTTCCGTCAAAGTAATCGGTCCCTTTGACCGGCGTATAACCCGCATCGCCCTTATCACCCTTCACCTTGTTCCAGGTATAGACAGAAACAGAGGCGCTGTCTGCAGAATTAAAATCGACATACGTACCGATCCAGTCGCCGACCGTTTCCCCGCTGTTTGCGGTGAGTGTCTGACCGCCATCATTCGAGTACTTGATATGCAGATAGGAAGTCCGGCCATCGGAACCCGGCTCGCCCGGCACACCCTCGGTTCCTTTGATGAGCGTCCACTTGTAAGCAGCGGGCAAAATCGGCGCACTGTCCGTTTCCGTGGTTGCGATCCCGATGTATTTAGCATCTGCCGGATCCGTGACCATGTTGCTGCCGTCTGCGTTTTGTGAATACCGAATCCACACATAAGCTGATGTGCCATCGATTCCATCTTGCCCGTCAATACCGTCGAAGTAATCCGTCCCTTTGACAGGCGTGTATCCATTTTTACCAGGAGGACCTTGCACAGCCACCCACGATTGTGTGGTTTCGCTCCACATCTTCAATTCCGGAATTTCCCCGGAAGTATCCACCCACTTTTTCGATAGAGTCGGATCTGGAGGCGTTGGTCCTTCCGGTATTTCCGGTTCAGCGCCTATGTCTTCCGGTTTCACAGGAGAGATGGCTACCCAGTCATTAATTGCCGCGTCCCAGATGTGGGCCACTTCGAAATCCTTGTCGCCGCCTGTCTGGATCCAGATGACATTACTGTTCCCGGGTGGACGTGTCGGCGATTTGATGACCCGAGTGCCGTACCTTCTCTGTAAATCAAGGAAGGTGCCCAGCACTTCTTCTTTTTTTAATTCCACGATTTCCCCAATGGTATAGGTTTTGTCTATGGCTTCTCCATCAATCGGTTCCTTTACAAAGACGGCACGGGATTCGGCGTACAACGGCGGCTCGAATCCTTCGTCTTTGATGCGCAGCGTATCGCCAAGGTTCACATCGTCATCTGCAAATACCGCTGCATTCACAACATATTCCACGACCGAATCAATCCGCTTTTTCAAGGCGGTATTTCCGAGCGTGGTCAGCCGGTCGAGCGTCATTTCGGCATCTTCCGTTTGCGGTTCATAGAAGTCGATGATGTGCATGCCGTTCCAGTTCCAACGCTGGAAGGCATCTTCATCCGTTACGAGGACGGTCAAACGTGTACCGTCTTCGCGTTCTGGCCCAATACAGTAAAGAGCTGTGACGATCCGGTCTGAATGTACCGTCCGTTCAATGTCGATCAGGTTTTCACCGGCGACAATCTCTTTCCGCTTGTCCGCACCGATCCGTTCGACTAGATCCACGTAACGGCCGATGACCCGGTTTCCTGAGACTTCCACACGAAACCGCAGTTCCCGGTCGAAATATTCCGCAACCCGGCAGAGGAATGCATAAGCGCCCAGATGCTTATCGAACGTGTGTGTCTGGAAACCCGCGTAGTCTACGGTTCCCAACGTCCAGCCGGTGCCGGCAATTGCTTCATTGCCGTATTGTTCAAGCGTGTACCCTTCACGTGGTCCGGGTTCGATGATTTTCAGCTGATCCAGTTCCGCTTCGGAGCCGGTCGCGATCAGCTTTTTCGTCCGGTTGCTGCGTGTGGTGATTTCATAAGCCACAAACTCTTGCCATCCTCCTGTGCTTGCCTGCCGAAGCAAACGGCACCGATCGACGAGCATCCCGGCTTCCTCTGTATCCGAATGCGTAGTGAACTGAATGAAATGCGCGCCGTCCAGTCCGTGCTGATGGTCATCCTTCCAATACTGTTCCCGGTCAAGATAGCCAAGTAGCTGGTCTTTCTGCGGATGAAGTACATGCATCATAAATAGCCTTCCTCCCACTCCATCGTGGCATCCACTTTTCCGGCCGGTTCAATCAGGAACAAACTGTTTCCGGTCGGCAAGGAAAAGAACTTGCTGCCGAATGCTTTCAGGTCCGGGCGCGGTTCGCCGTTCACATAGATTTTTTTCGTCTTGAAATTCATTTCCAGTTCATCACCGGCCATTGCAATCACCGCCGTCTCTTCTTTTGTTACCGGATTGATCCGGAAGACTTCCAAGCTGCTAATGCGCATTTCTGTCGGTTCAGTTGTCCCGCTTTGGGCAATGTGCAGCTGAATCTGTGCCAGGTTGCGCACAAACTTCTTCTGGATGTCGCGATGGGTAAATGTAGCTCGCGCCGTATGTTCTCCGGTTTGCGGGTCCACTCTCGCGGTGTAGACGGTCCAGAGATCGCCAATGCGGGAGAATTCCATCAACCCTTCGAAATCCCTCCATTCAATCCCTTTTAAACCGGCATAATTGGCGAAGTATTTGTAATCAGATCCGCCACCGGCACGCGCTTCAATGCTGTTGCCATATGCCCCGCCGCCGGTCCGTTTCATGGCGAACTTGCCCATGTCCACAGACTGTTCATCCAGCAGGTAACATTCAATTCGACCGCGTGCGCCGGCATTTGGATTTTTGTGCAGGAACTTCAGCCGGACTTTGAAATCAGTTAAAGGTGCTTGTGGAGCCGGAGCTTTGGCAGTTGGCCCATGCCATGAACTCCCAGAGCCGAAATCATCCGCACCGAACGAGTAACCGTTTGTTCCCATCGTTCCTGACACGACTCCCCCGTCAACCTGTCCGGTGTTTAATGACCATCCGACCAGCGAACCGAGTTGATCATCCAGCAGCCGTTCCTCCCGCTGTTTCGGCTTTGTGTTCACCGATTCAGATTCCCCAATTTGGAAATAGCGCTCATCATCAAAAATCTGCAGGTGCGTGATCGGTTCCTTGACGATGGCTTTGACTGTTGGGAAGACCGGGATGGTGCCGCTGTTATGGATGGAGGCAATCTTTGTTTTTTGTGTATCCTCAGATAGCAACTCTTTAAAGGGTTCTGATTCTTTGGCTGTATATTGATAAGGGTCATTGCAAATGAAATTTAGAATTGCTTGTCCATATGTTCCGATTTCACTTGTTTTTATTTCCCCTTCCAACTCCGCCATATAAAAACTTCCTGGCTCAGAATCGAATCTTAATGAAGTTGGTTTTTCACGAATGAACCAAGCAGCTAAAAATTTTAATTTCTCCAACCATTCTTCTTTTGAATCCGATTCGAAATCAACTACAAGACTGATTGGCCTTGAACCCGTCTCATATCCGTCCGGTATTGCACCCGGCATGCCAGGTATAGGAATCGACTTACGACGAATCGGTGCGATCCGCCCAATGTTTTTTTCGATTATATTCAATTCAAATGGCGGTCGTGACCCGCCGAACGTTAAACCGAAACCCTCCACATACTCACCCTCTTTATCTTACAAATTTATTTCTGATGCCGGAATTGGTTTCTTGCTTTTCAGTAACATAGGGTTCCACTGCATCTCCTAAGTCCCTGGGATCCAATACCACATTTACATTTCTGCCTTCTGCTATGCCCTGCGCTATGATTGAGAGCAGCTCATTATTCTTCGCCATTGCAGAATCGTCACCTTTGCCGTTCGGTGTATGGCCAGCATCAATCTGCCGCATCAAATTCGCTTGTTGAGATTCAGTTAACACCATTTCATTTCGCAATAATCGAGCATCGACTTCATTGTGCATCGGTGCATTCACAAAAGAATTCACACTATCCATTACGCTAAATGCCGGACCGCCGGAATGAAGTTTGGGCAAAGAAGGGCGTCCTGCAATCCCTCCAGAATGATAGTCGAGCCCTGGCAATCTTTTTAAAGAATTACCACTTCCCCCTCGAGCGGTACCGCCTACCGTGCGGATGGTTACAGTCTTGGAAATCCCTCTGCCGAGTTCAGCATTCATAACTCCCGCAGCGCCGGTAATGGCGAATACCTTTTGGCGCGCAGTTTCAAGTGCGCCGATTTGATTCTCAATTGCATTTACCGCTTCTCTGTATTCCCCTGTGTTGCGGGCGCTGACCGGCGTATTCTTTTCCAGCTCTCGCCGTTCCTGGATAAGCTTCAGTTTTGCGTCGTCAATTGCATTTAACTCTTTACCTTTTTCAGAATTCAACCCAACTTGCGCAAGAGTGATTTCCACTAGTTTGTCTTTAGCTTCTTGAAGTTTGCCGATCTGTTCGTTTGTCAAATCTAGTTCTTCCATTTTCTTTATGATTAATTCAGCTTCTTCAGCTTTTTCACGTTTTGCCCCTTCAATTACTGCTTCCTGTTGCGAGATTTTACCTTCTAACATGGAAGCCGCTCTATCATCTCCGTTTGCTTTTGCTTCATTATATTGAAGTTGGAAATCGTTAAGAGATATTTGAGCTTGAAGGATTGTGTCATCAAGAACAATTTTGTTGTTCGCCAAACCGTTGATTTCTTCTTGCAAGGTCTTTTGCTGACGAAGGTTCTCTGCTTCATTTGATTCTGCTTTTGCTAATTGAGCTTCTAATTCAAGCTCTATTTTACGGGCCATTTCTGCGTTTAACTCTCTTGCAGCACCCGTTGAATCCAGCAACGCGTAACCTTGCTCGCTTATAGTCACCGTAGCGTCCGGCATTACAGCAATTAGATCATTATTGAGACGGAGGAATTCTTCGAATTCTGCATTGGTTAATGTTGATTTTTCTAAAAGAGCTCCTTGCTCATCTTTTAACGCCGTCAATACTGCCGGATCAGTCGTTTGCTTCATCTCGGCGTTAATATCGACAAATCGCCGGAGTTCGTCACCGGTAAGCGACATCGATCCTTTTAATTCATCAAATCTTGCTACGCTATCTTGAAGTGCTTTTTGCTCCTCCACCATAGCGTCTACCGCTTCGAAAGTTACTTCATTCATGCCTTGTTTTGACAATGCAGTAGCACCAATAACTCCGCCGAGCAAAGAAAGCCCGACGATTGCGGCTCCGACCGGCGTCAAAGCAAATGCAGACAGTGCGATTGAAAGTTTAACCAAAGTAGACAGAGCAAGTGCAATACCTGATGCAATGGCTCCAAAGGAAAGGGTGAGCTTAATGCTTTCTCCGTCAAATTCACTTATCCATTCGACAAATTGAATTCCAACTTCAATGATTTCCTTGAACATTGGCAGGAATTCGTCACCTATTTTTATTCCCAGTGTTTCCATCGCGCCACCAAATTGTTCCCATGCGCCCAATACATTGTCCATCATTACATCTGCGGCTTCTTTAGCAGCGCCAGAACTATTTTCAAGGCTTTCGGTCATTTTATCGATGGTTTCTGGTCCTGCAGCCATCAGTGAAATCATCCCTGCACTTGCCTCGGTTCCGACAAGTTTTGCGACTGTCGCAACTTTTTCTGCTTCAGTCATTCCTTCGGTGGCTTTTTGAAGATCGCCAACAATTTCTGATAGGCCTTTTGCATTCCCTTTGGCATCACGCATAGAGAAACCAAGTTCATCCATAATTTTCCCTTGCGCCTTTGCGGGATTATTCAATGCAAGAAGTGCAGCGCGTAATGCTGTACCAGCTGACGATCCATCGAGACCAGCATTTGTCATTACGCCAATACCAGCGGAAACTTCTTCAAGCGATATACCTAAAGCGTTGGCAACCGGCCCAACATATTTTAAGGCGTACCCCATATCTTCCATACCAGCAGCCGAAACGTTTGCAGTCATAGCCAAAATATCTGCAACTTTCGAGGCATCTGTCGCCTCCATTTCAAATGCATTCAATGCCGATGCCACGATTCCCGATGTAACGGCTAAATCAGCACCTGACGCTTCTGCCGCACTGATAACTCCTGGCATTGCAGCCATGACTTCGTTGACATTGAATCCCATCGCAGCCATATCTTCCATACCTACTGCAACTTCTGATGCTGATTTAGAAGTCGTGGCTCCTAATTTCATTGCTGTATCCTTCAGTTTTTGAAATTCAGAATCCGTCGCCCCCGAAATAGCTTTTACTCGGCTCATCTGTTTCTCGAAATCAGCTGCTACTTTAACCGAACCGCCGATTGCAGCCGTTATCGCTCCACCCATAGAAAATGATGCAGTCTGTATTGCATCAAGGGCGTCCTTAACTTCTTGTCCGGATTCTGAAGTTTTCCCTAGTTCCTCGCGAGCTTCCCCCATACTTTGACTAAAGTTCGTAGCGTCAATTGTTATGCGGCCCCTCAAATCACCTATACTTGCTGACATTTCTTCACCTCCTACCCTTGCATGCTTCTAAGCTGTTCCACCTTGTTTCTATCGAATTTATTCATATCTGGAGATGAACCCTCCGGTAAAAATGGTTTTATAAAATTCCGGTATTCCTTGTCTTCCATTTGGCGATTATTAGATGCCATCATCAAATTGAGCAGCGTTAATTTTTCTTTATTACTCTCAGCCAGCTTGTGTTTGATTAATTCTGAGATATCCACCATATAAAATTTGGTTTCTATATCTATCTGAGATACTCCTAGAATCACGCTTGCCCTCAGTAAAAATTCATCAGTGCTTAAACGGCCTTCTCCCGTGTTTCCGGTTCTGCCGGCTGATTCACCTGATGTTTTGGCAGAAGGCCCTTTATGTTTTTTGGAACTTCGTCCAAGCGGTTTTTCTTAACAGTGAAATATACGTATTCAATCAATTCATCTAATCCCGCTTCATTGAATAAATAATCTGATTCAATACCGCTGAGCTTCGAAACGACATCAATCATTTCTTCCAGCGCCAGATCGAAAGCTTCGATCAGATAAGCGGTCAGATTAGCTTTCGGTGCAACAAATACTTGGAAAGCAAGTCCTGGTAGCATGTCAACTACGGAAAATACTTCTTTCCAAATAGCTGGCGTTAGTTTCCGAACTGTCGCTTTTTTGTTCCCCAGATAGATAACATCTTTATTGGACAGAAGTCTTTTTAATGAATTCAATGTGATCACCCGTTTCTTTTGAAATAATAAAAGAGCCACCTATAAAAGGGGGCTCTTGTGCGCTATTTTTGTTTTAGCCAACAGGTACAGCAGGAATTGCTGTAACGTCACCCATCACATATAGCAAACCTTTTTGCGAAAGGTCTGGGTATCCTACATAAGTAAGATTGGCAATACGTTCATTTTCGGAATTGTAGGTATATTCCGGATCTGACATTGGCGAAGCTAATGGAATAGTGATCCAATCATTCGCAGTAGCTTCAGGGTCAGTAGGCTTAACTATTAGTTTTCGTGCATTCTTGGTCATGTTATGGCCTGCTTGAGAATACACTTTCAATTGTTTCTTAGTTGGATCAGTCGCATCTTCAATGTATTCACTATTTGGAGTGGCTGCGCCAATTCTTTTAAGATCATTCAGTGCAAACGGGATAACCACTTGGCAAGAACGTCCGTTAAATACTGATTTTACAACTGTACTGCCGTATTGATCTACCGTGATATCATGCTTCGTTGAAGCTGCGGAGAACACAATTCCTCCTTTTGTGATATCGAAAACTGTTGGGTCAGCACCTTCTGCTCCGTCATAGTATTCTACGATTCCTGGTCCAAGCGGTACATCGATGTAATTATTTTCTGCCATTTTAAATTGCTCCTTTCACATTGGGTTGTAACTTGAAATTAAAGTTCGTCGAAAAAGTGGGCCGGTCATGCATATCCAGTCCGATTGGAATCGGATTTGATTGCTGAGCGCGGCTGTAATAGATGGTATTTCCACCAATTCGATAATTTGTTTTTTGATCGAGAAAATCAATGAGTTTTTTCGCAAGAGATTCCGTCTTTTCCATTTCGAGTGGATCTAGCTTATAACTTTTCCCCTTAACCACTATTTGGAACGAGGGAAATTGAATCGGTAAATCAGGATCACTACCAGATCCGCCAGTACCAAATACAAATAGTGCAGGTAGTTGGTGGTCTTCCAAGTCAGGAAGATGATTAGCGTCTGGAAACACATTGAAGGATGAACTCGTTAAGTACGCGATTAATTCCTTGCCAGTCAACTTCCCTCACCTCCAAATTGCAAAGCTCGTGCCAGTTCTTCCAGAATCATTCGTTCGTTTAATTCGATTGCATTCTGAAGATACTTCTTCCCTGGCATGATTCCCTTGTGAGGACCTTTGCTTGCGGTTCTGGGACCGGGGCTGAATGTTGCCACCTTTCCGGATTGGGTAACACGAAAACCTTCATGTTGAGCCCACGCATAGGGAGCGACTTCCGGGCTGACCGTAACTCCAAAATCAATAAACCTTTTGGCAAGAGTTCCTTTTACATCTCCGATGTCGAGTGCCGCTTCAAGGTCGCCGGAATCAATAGGCGCCAGCCTCCTGGCATCTTGAATCACTTTTTCTGCGATCCTGCTGAGTACAGTATCCAAGTTGCGGTAGAATTCTTTTTCAGCATCCGTAAGCGCTTGAATCATTTCCTCAATCCCTGAAAACTCAAACGAAAACTCGTCAGCCATAAACAATCACCTTTTTCACATCGTCCGTTCCCATAACCTTTTTTATTTCATAATGCAATGGGCGGAAAGTGATTTCTTTGCGCATCTTGTTCAAATATACGAACTGATCTGCGATGTTGATGACATGCCCACCTTCCAGATGCACTTCTATAATGGAGTGGATTTCCTCCCCTTGCGCATTCTTAATCAATTTCTGCTCTTCGACGACTTTCGCTTTCTTGTAAAAGAATTCAAAGCCGAGCAAACGCCCCCATTTATCAACCACCGCCTGTTTGTGAGTAATGTCTGCCGGGTATCCGAATAAACTCATAGCAAACTACCCCCAAATTGCAGTGGCAAATCTCCGGATTCTCCGCTGCCAACCAGCTCATAGCTCGGCGGTCCGAGCAGATCGCGGACATCAGGAGAAACTTTGTCTCTTTTGCTGTAATCAATCCGCTCACCAGAATCAGTAACGGCTTTTACCCCTTGTTTCTGATATTTGAGTGCTGGATCAAGACCCTGCAACTCCCAGATGGATTGATAAGCAACTGTTTCATCGGTCAACGGTACCTCTGGATACCAACGGATTAATTTTCGCGAAGCCTGAACTACCGCCAAGTCTTTTTTAGCGGCATCGTCCCACGCCTGTGAATCAAGCGCGTTCAGTGCTATCCAGTCACCAACGGTTAGAACTGTAGGCATAATCAAAACCTACTTTCCGGATTCGTCTTTTTTGGATGCTTTCTTATCTGCTTCGGCTTTTGCTTTTTCCTCTTCTTCAGCTTTAGCGGCATCTGCAGCGGCTTTTGCTTCAGATTCGGCTTTCTCTTTTTCTGCAGCTTGTCGCTCAGCTTCGAGACGAGCATTTTTGTCTGCTTCAGTTTCTTTAATTTCCTCAGCGATACCAAGAGAAATTAAACGTTCGCCGTCTTCTTTCTTTACTTTCTTCAATTCATTGCCCGGTTCATGCCATTTGCCATTATGTTTTACATTTGCGAAAATTTTAAGATCCATTTGGACACTTCCTTTCTAAAATAGGTAAGACCCCAAAAGGGGCCATCCTTAAATGACTGTAGCTGCTACGACTGAATCATTTTGACCGAATGCCGGAAACGCAAGGTTTACACCGATTGTTTCCACGCGGATCGGATGCTCATTTACTTTACGGAAAACAAAGATTCCGTTTTCGTCTGTATCAACAGCATCGATTTCATTCATCATTTCTTCAGTAGTCTTCGCCCATAGATAATCGCCAAGAGCGCCATCAGGAAGCAATACAAAACGATCCTGCGGCATCATACGAACTGAAGAGAAGCTAACCTTCCCATTTGATAACGCTTTGTTCTCGGTACGTGCCTGAGCGTCGTAAGAAATCACAAGAGGCAAGCCATGTGTTTCTAATAATGTCGCCAACTGACCCGAGCTCAATTGCGGCGGGTTGGCAGTACCTGATGGATCACCGTGGTAAGCTTTACGCACGCTCAGGTTTTGTTGCAAGAAACCAATAACTTTTCGAGAAGCCATTGCACGAGAGAGGACAATCCCTTTGTCAGCAGCTTCCTCAACCCAGCGGCGAATATCATCAAGCGGCGTCGCGTTTACTGTATCAGACCATAAATCAGTACCGCTAAGTACAGGTTTTTGTGTATCTTCATAACCGAAGTCTGCTGAGAAGATCACGCCACCTTCTGTGTATGAAACTTTACCAGTTGAAATGGCTTGCATCGCAATCCATTCTTTACGGGCTTTAATCGCATCAACTGCGTAAGCAGCATCATCGAGCTGGGTGCGGCGGATTTCAGATAGTTCACCTGAACGCAGACCGCTCTGCAATAACAAACGAACCAGTTTCTCATCCATAGCACGACCGCGTTGAATTTTAGGAATGGGTACACGTTGACCGGTCATTCCTTCGCGGCTACCGTATTCTGTCTGTGTTCCAAGTTCGCCAATCTGTGCCATTACCGGCAAGCGAGAACCTTCACGGATGACATCCACTGTCAGTTCAGATGTTTCGCGGGCAGGGAAGAACAGATCTGATAGGTACGTATTCGGTGTAGTGATATTTCGTGAGTAAGTTAAAAGCTCAGTACTTGAAAGAGCTTGTTCAAGATTCAATAATTCTGGCATTAAAACCATCCTTCCGTTTCATAAATTTGATTTAATTAAGAGAAAGTAATAAGCGGCATTTTATCACGAAGTGCGGCATCAACAGCAACCGGAATCCGTTCAGTAATAACTTTTGCTACTTCGTATCCACCGACAACATGATCGCCATCAGCCACATCTACACTTGCCTTCAAAATGACTGAAGGGGTTTGTGAGCCATCTACGCCTGCCGGGTTATATGGAACGTACTTACCATTTGCGAGCTTAGCTAAAGGCATGCCTTTCTGGATAGCCTTCTTGCCATCCGCCGCAGCTGTTACTGCACTGGAATCGATTGTGATGCCGTTAATGACTTCACGAACCACTTCATAGCTTGCTAGGATTTCTGGCTCATCCGATACGATGAATTGTGCTTTTGGATTTAAATTCATTTAGAGTTCCTCCGTTTCTTAATTGCGTTTCCAGGGATCGTTTGCGGCAGATGCTGAAACCCCACGAGACTGGGCTTCTTTTTTAAGTTGTTCCAAGCGTTCTTTTTCTGTGCGTTTCTTCTGGTTGTTTGCATCAGCTCCGAAATTATTGCCCCCTGCTTTTTTCAGCAAATGCGGCTTTTTCTCAGCCAATGTTTTTAACGCTTCTTCCACACCCGACATCTCACCATCATCTTCTTTGACAGCAGACAGATCAGCCAGAGCCAGTGCATCTTCGTAATCAGCAAATTCGAGTTTATTTGCCACCACTTTAACCTCGGATTTCAGTAAGCGCTTGAAGGTTTTCTCCCGCTCGCCCTTTAATTTTTCTTCGACGATTTCATCAATGCTCGGCTCTTTCGAATCACCAGGCTTCGGGTTTGTATCTGCTGGCGGTTTGATAGCAGCTTGCATGGCTTCGACTGAATCAAAACCTAAGCTTGTTGCCAATGCCTTTTGACCGGCTTTTTCAGCTCGCCCAAGACGCTTATTTAAATCGTCTTTGGTTTTGAATTCAGCGAATGGCTTGTCTTTACCTTCGCCGCCACCGCCTCCGCCATCTCCACCGTCACCAGGATCAGCAAAGAATTGAAGATCTAATGACAATCGCCCTTTAGGTTCCTCAATAGATTCAGTATCCGTATTCTTTGTAAAAAGCTCTTTGATGAATGCGAAGATGATTAACATGTATAGTTTCATAGTTCCTCCTGTTTTAAGCCGTCAGTGTGGCTATAGATTCCATAGCAGCTTTTATATCGTCCTCAGTAGGTTTGGACGGACTATTTACGTATTAGTCAACGAGATGATGGATCACCAGCCTTTCATGATTTTGACCTCGATTGAAAAAGAATGATGACCACCTCCTTAAACATTTCGTCTCCATGCAGGGAGTTCAGTGAGTGTTAGTCACTGTTTATTTTTCTGGTCGGTCGTCTTCGAATAAAACCGTGGTGAATTCGTAATACAAGCCGCGATATTTAGTTTTGCCATCAAAGTATTCCTGCGTTTCATATGTTTTCATCGTGTACTCGGTATTCAACTCGCGCAGCGACTTGATCAATTTAATAAGTTCCAAAGTTGCATAGCCATCCACAATAGCAAAGCCATTGTTGAGCAATCGGCGAAACGTTGTTGTCGCATCCCCTGTTGGCAGGTGTCCGTTGTCCCCAATCTTGCTGTATTTCACTGTTGCAGTTCCACATTTCTGTTGTTTTAAAAACAATTCCGTTCACTCCAATTCATCTCAATTCACTTCACTGTCTCCCCTGCACAAAGGCGAAATAGATTTTTAATTTACGATTTCGGATTTCAACTTGCTCATTATCATCTTGATTTTCTTTTGCTTCATATCTACTTCGTCTACCTTTTCTTTGTAAGTAGTCGGGGAGCTGTACGCTGCATGTTCACGCAATTCCTTGCTTTGAGATTTAACTTCTCTTTGCAGTTCCCTGACTTCCTGATTCGTGACGAAAGAGGTATACCGCTTCTTGCATTTCGGACACAGGAAGTAATGCTCGATTGTTTCAACGCCATGTGTTTTCGTCTTCATTTTCACTTCGAATGTTTTTGAACAGCTATCACATGTAACTTCCACGTACTCATCTCCTTTTTAAATCTTCGTGCCAAATTCCCGGAAGTCTTTTTGCCAATCCTGGAACGTCTGCGTATTTCTTGCCTTCTGACTTGCGAAAGTCTTGAGATCCGGCGTATTCGGCATTCTGGATTTGTAACGGATCCACTGTTTTCTCGTTTCGTTCTTCCGAGAAGTGGTCCGCTGCATCTCCTCATACTTTTGGATATTGGCCTCGCTTCGGTTATCCTCAAACGGTCGATTAGATGCTGACAGCATTTCAGCTACATCTGCCGGATCCTGATATTCCTCATTCCACGGATAAGCGCTATGCACACAATGGCCGTGATAAGGCGGCCGCCGGTCTAACTTTGGGAAACGGTTGTCCTTCCCACTAAGGCTGTAAACTCTGCCTTGATATTGCGCACACATGGAACAGGTAATGCCCACGCTATTCACGTAAATCAAATCCTGCCCATTTACCATCATGCGGTTAATGGCTCCATCCACATGCGCCTTGCGTTGAAAGTACTGAATCGTGCCGGCTAAATACTTATCAACCGGAACGCGAGCGCCCACCGCTGTTACAATGCCGGTAATGCCTCGCTCTGTAGCTTCAGCGACGGCAAGTTTCGTCGCTTCACGCCGCGTCTGCCCTTCCACTAATGCCCGCTGATTGGCACGTTGGACGATTTCTTCAAGTCGCTCCTTCGCGTCAGCAGTCATGTTGTCTGTGGCTTCCAGAATGGTATAAAACATTTCATCTGTGATGTTCTGAACGGCTTCCCGGTGAATAGACGCGGAGAAATTCGCCTGGATATTCCGGACGCCTTGTATCCGAAGTTCTGCTAAGGTCACAGTAGAACCAACCTTATAGGCCGCTTCAATAATTTCGAGAATCAATTGAGCGGAATCCACTTGCACTTCTGAAACAATCGCGCGAATTTCTTCCAATAGCTCAAGCTGTCGTTTCCGGGAGAGTCCGTCGCTGATCGATTGAATGAGAGCTAAGATATTTAAGCTTGATTGCTCATATAAAGCCACAAGCAATTCAATCTTTTTACTCATTGCCATCACCTATTTGAGTTCTTGGCGGCTGCACGAATGTCGGGTTAAGCGAGTTAACCGCTTGTTCTTCTTGAATCTTATTAATTTCGTCCGCGATTGCGTCTTCCGACCATGTCGGATGAATTTCCCGAACCGTCGCTTCCAGTGATTGGACACCGTCCGTATATTTCTTGGAAGCTTCATCGCCTGTCTCTGACTGCGCTTTCGGCAACATATCCCGCCAATCAATGATTGGCTCCACTGCAGGGTAACTTGTGCCGCTTATCGCATTCTCCAGAATCGCGCATTTCCGCAAAGCTTCTTTGATGGCTTCGTCGAACTTATCGCGAATAGCTTCGGATTTAATTACGGACTGAATCCATTCGTAAAGGATAGCTTTAGCTGACATGCCGCCGGCAGCGGAACCAAGCCCAACTGCGGTTGCTGCAGTTTTAGATACGGCCATCATGTATTCAATCAACCTGGACACATGCTTAAACGATTGCTCAGTCTGTGCGTTCCAGGTAATATACATCGGCACGGCTCCGTTGTTCTCGTCATATGAGACAACTTCCATGTCAGCATTTCGCACAAAGCGGCCACCGTAATTCTTGTTGTTCTGGCCGGCCACTGAATCCCATAGCTTTCTGGGAATCGCGAGTTTCGGCTTTCCATGCTTTTCAAATACTATTGAATCACGAGTAATGGTCCAGTTGATTTCCTCCTGGATAACATCTACGTTTCGCAGTCCTGATCGACCGCGCGGACGCGATAAAGTTTCGTCATTCGCCAAGTAGCCGCACATCAGTTCATCGATTCCCTCGACCACAAAGTTTTCTGATTCAGCCAGCTCGTGATTTTCTTTATAAACAGCAAATTCCTGCTCATCATCCACTTCGCTGCCACCCATAAGGAAAACGTGCTGCGTTAAAACTAAATTGCCACCAGTCAGTCTTTGACGCTCCACACGCAAATAACTTTCGTCTTCTCGCTCTTCTATCCACGAAATGTCAGCGCCGTGTCCATCCTCATGTTCGAAGTACATATCCGCTTCGGTCCACTCGAACCAGGCGCCTTTCGTTTCATTGCGGCGGATCCGGTAAGCGACCCCGCCGTCTACCTGATGGGAAACAATGGCTGGCCACAACTTGCTTTTAACTTTTGAAGTTTTGACAACAGCGGCAATGAAATCCAGATACGCTTCGTCTTGCTCACTATCAGCCGAAATATTTCCGAGCGAACGGTTGATCAAGTCAGCCGGTAATTCAGCAATTGAGGAAGCCAAGTTCACAATGACGTAATGCTGCGTACTGGTCTTTTCGGTTAATCGCATCTTACGACTGTACCGATTGTTGGTCCGTTTCACCGTCAAGTTTTGCTTTGTAATGGTCGTCTGGTTTCCGATGTCTTGAGCGCGTGGGAAAATCGCTTCATGGTTTCCTTCGTAAAGTTCCCGGTAATATTGCATGCGATCATAATCGTCTGCAAAAGGTTCCGGTGGGAATCTCTTCTTCGCATAAACAATCGTCATCGTCTCACCTCCATTTCTTTACCAACCTGCTGGCCGGTCGTTTGTCCAGGTCATCTCGTCATCAGATGCAAATGCGAGTGCAACAGCATCCGCTCTATCGGGAGATTCGAGGCCGCGCTTCTTCATGTCTTCTTTTCGCTCCAACATGATGCGACCTTTGCTGGTCATGCGATACTTTCGAGTTGTCAGCTGCTGGATAAGTTTTTCGTCATCTGGGAATTGAACGGAAGGTTCCAAACCTTGCACGTATTGACTGAGGTTTTCCTGCAGCCAGTCACGCACCGTCGCCCATATCTCCGTTCCTCGGTTTTCGTAATGCTCGGCATCTTCAGCTCGCCGCCCGTTTCCAATCGGAAGGACTCGGAAGCTAAACGGAAATACTTCGGTGCGAAGCGCTTCTTCCAGTTGATCCGTAACACCACCACCGACACCGTCATCATCCACCTTGACCACCACGTCATTAATGAGCGGGTAGAGTCGATGATAATGGCGGGCCGTTTCGATAATCCGACCGGATGTTTCTGAGGTGCCCTGTTTGTGGTATCCCTGCAGATCGAACAGCCTGCCGCCAATGCGCGGGGCAATAACCGTTTCATCATCCCCGTACCTGGCAACATCGACACCCAGATGCAAGACCCGGCTGCGCGGTTCAACGACCGTTTCAGTAGCGGTTTCCGGCAGTTCCACCGGAATGAATACATCCGGTTCCGATTTGGGGAACTCACCTTCTACACGGATCCTCACAGCATCTGAATTCTCGCCGTACTTGCGGATCAACCGTTCAATATTCTCGCGGCTGGTTCGCGGCGAATCCCAACTGCTGACTTTATGAGTTTTGTAATCTTGCCGGTCCTTATGGTGGGAATCATAAAACACGCCACTGGTCCGCGTCGGGTTCCCCATCATCAGCAGCTTATTTTCTAAGCCGGACAATGTTCCCAGAATCGCTTCCATGATTTTATCCGCAACGCCTGAAGCTTCATCGACGACGAACAGCATGTATTCTTCATGAAAGCCCTGCATGTTCTCAGGCTTGGTTGCTGTCCGGGCGGTAGCGAACCAACGCTCTTCATTACCCATCATGTAGACTTTCGTCTTTGTCCATTTCAGGAAGTTCTTCACCAGTGAATTCTCCATCCACTTGGCAACCTCCGCCCAAAGGACATCATTCAGTTGCTGGCGAGTTGGGGCAGTGCAGATGACTTTTGGATTCGGCCGGCAACATAAATACCAGAGAATCGCCGCAGCTTCAACCCCTGTTTTCCCGACACCTTGACCGGACCGGACCGAGACAGCTTTGTTATTCGCCAAATCATTCAGCACTTTCTTCTGCCAGTCATCTGGATGAAAGTTCAAAATATCCTGAGCGAATGCGACTGGATCATCCCAGTAAACGTCAATCAAATCCATGAGGACGTTATAAGGCTTAGTCGTCAACGGCTTCACCTGCTCGCATCAACTTTCGTTTTTCAGCAACATCTTTGAGAGCAGATACCCAATCGCCGCTTGCGCCTGTTTGATTGTCCTTCTTGATGTTTTCGACTTCGGCCTGTGATTTGGCGATATCGGCTTTCAGTTTTTCTTCCTGCAGCTTCTGCTTGTCGTGATCGGACAGCAAATCGAAATACTTCGACAGCATTTCAAGGGCTTTCATTTTGTCGGCCAGCTTAACGGAAATTCCTTCGCGGCCTTCTTTGACTTCCGTCAACAGAGTCCCGTCAACTTCCGAAACGTCATTTAAATGCACAAAGCTGTAGGTTCTCATTTTCACATTGCCGTTTGCATCGATCTGCGGACTGCCGTTTTCGTCGTAAACCACTTCTTCTTCACGGCCGAAAGTCAGATAATCGGTGATGTCCGAGAAAGCGATATCGATGTACTTTTGCAGGACGTCGCGAACGCCTAATTTAAGCTCAGAAGTCTGTTCTGCTTTCATTCTGTCGATCTCCGCTGTTATCTTAGGATTTCTCAGATGCCGATGCCCTTCGACCATCGCCGTTGAATAAGCGCATTCATAAACTTTCTGATAAGCCTTCGTAGCGTTGAAGTACTTGAGGTAATAAAGACAAAACAGTTGTTGTCGATCATTCAAACCTTCAGCTTCAACCTTCACCACTTTTTCTTTTTTGGGATTAGTAACGTTCCTTTTCGAATTAGTAACGTTCCCTTTTGTGGGTTCCCATTTGTCCTGGCTTTTCCACTTTCGGATTTGCGTATCAGCGACGCCCAATTGTTCGGCAATATCTTTCAGCTTCATGGAGCCCTTGCTGTCTTTCCAAATCTGAAAAGCCTCTTCTCTGCGCGGATCTCTTTTTCTGGCCATCTACATCACCTGCCGCCCCCTCTTGAAACCGATTCTTTATTCTTCAACCCATTTGCGATCAATCAAATTCGGGGAAGCGTAGTATCTTATGACCCCATCTTCTTCGTATTCTTTAAAGCCGTGTTTTTGCAAGCGCCGATATGCCGACTGCCTTTTTTGATCTTCAAATCCTACAAATAGCATTTCATTCGTTTTCATTGAATCCCGGAAGTGTAAAATAATTTCGGCAGCCTTTTTAATTCCTTCGATTCCGCATCGACCTGTAGACTTTGAGTCATATGGATTCTTTGCTGATAAGAACCATTTCTTTGCTTGTTTCCTTGTTTCTGAAATAATGATGCCTACTTGCCAGTTGATAATGTTTTCTCCCATGATGACAGCTTGATTGCGCCAGAAAAATACATTGAGCAGTTGGCCATTACTTAATTCCTCGCAATACCGCACTTCCGATTTCTTGCGTTTCACCAAATCTTTCAAAGGCATTCACTCCTTCATGCTATGTGCATCTTGAGACATGAAACATATTGCCGGGCACTTAATTTCGCCCGTAATCAGGTGGGGCTCAATGAGGGATTTGCCGTTCTACCAGCATCCCCTCTTTTTTTCTCCCCTTCATTCGGGGTAACTTCGTATACCATCCGTATACCATAAAATTTTTATATTTCTTTTGTAACCCGTTTAGAAATTTTATTTTTTGCTCGACTAATGGCTCCTTGGACGCGACTTTTTGATACGCCAAGCTCTTTGGCAATATCTTCAAAACTCATTCTCTTAGCGAAGTGATAGATGTAGCACTCTCTCTCCCTTAGCGTTAAAGACGCAAAAATATCCGCGAGTATTATCTTCTCTTCAGCTGTCATATACAATTGCTTTGGGCCTTCTTCCAGTTGCTCCGTTATATCGGGAATAAAATCCATACTGGCAAAAGATTGCCGCTGGTAAATGCTCTTTTTATCGACACCTTTGAAAGTCCCGGGTTGGCGGCCTGTCTCCATCCATTCCATCGAAAATGCCATACTCTCAATCATACTGTTGATCTGGGTGAGGTCTTGTTTGTCATGGAAGTTCTCTCTGTCTAATTGATTTCGCCGACGCTCCAAATCTTTCTTCCCAATTCCGTATTCATGCAACAAATCATCAGCCCAGATTGTCATGGCGCAGCCCCCTATTTCTAAAATGGCAAATAAAAAAGGGCGCCAAGCCGAGACACGTCCTCATTCGTGTCCTTGCTCAACGCCCTGGTTGTTCCAGTAGCATTTCGAATATTTACTTACTTATTAGTATAACTCAATTTCCATAATTCAGGTTTATTATTTTGCCAAATTACAAGATGTTCACCGAATCCCGTTGGCGGTGTATCCAGTTTTTCCAGTCGCCCGTCTTTCACGCGGTAAACTGCGTTTTCGTGTAAATCAACCTCAGCAATCATGCTCTCGTCTCTCTCCATCAAATTGCCCTCCCTATAGCCCTTCAATGCCGGTTTTCCTTCTGCGAATTATCCCGCGTTCAGCATGATCAAAAATCAACAGTGCAATTTCTGACGGCCTGCGTTTTAGCTTCTTCGCCATGTTTTCCAGACTAATTCCGGCATCCCAGAGCTCCTTGAAATCCTGCAGCTCATTCTCCTCAAAGATGAGATCCAGCTTCAAGGTGTCGTCTTCGAACAGATAATAGCTCATGGCGATCCTCCTTCGCCTATAACTGGTGAAAATATGCATATTGACCAGGATTGAAAACGGCAACCACTTCAGATCCATATAAATATTGCTCAGCAACATCGCTTCTTGGGTTGAAAAATATTAACGTGTTATCGGATTTAACTTTCAATCGTTTTGCTCTGATTTGAATTGAAATGTGTTCGTCCAAGACAACTTCATATTCATTCATCTCATTATTCCTCCTCGTCGCCCCAAATGATGTTATATTCGCCGGGATTCAACTTTTGAAATTCTGCCGTAATCCCTGTTTTCAGTCCATCACGATAGCCCTTATTAGCACCGCGCTTATATGCTATGGCGTTTGTAATGCCGAAGAAAACGGCTGCCGCAATTGCCCAGAGAATTGCTGTCACTTCCTCACCCACTCCTTCCCTTTTCGCTCAACCACAACCAACTCTTTTCCGGTCTTAATCTCGAACAGTTTCTTCCGCAGAGGGAAATCCCTCGATGCCTCATATCCCTTTACATCGATCACTTCCTCATAGCCATCGATATAAAGGACCTTGAAATCTGCGGTGTAGCCGATGCCTGGCTTTTCACGTTTGCCATTCCCTTTGCATAGTGAACAATTCACCGGATTCCCAGTCCGTTCACTTGGTAGCTTTCCGGATCCAGCACACCGTTTGCATTCGACAGAGTAACGATCAACCAACTGGAAGAACGGCTGCAATTCGACACCCTTAACTGCCGGGTCTTTCAATAAGTATTTGTAGAAATCACGTTCTGTGAGGGAATCAAACTGGACACCCTCGTATTCCGTTCTCTTGAAAATAAACTGCCGCTGCTGCTTTTTGGCTCTCGGCCGGCTGTTTCGCAAAGGCTTCCAGTGTGGAATTGCTTTTATGACGACTTCGTATTTCTCATCGCTCATTCCGAATCCTCCAGTGCTTTGCGGGCTCTTTCCCCGTAATCGCCTTGTATTTTCGTATATCCGGTATGAACCAACTCGCCCCTAGAGGTATGCTGGCGGTCGTCGGTGTAAGTATCTGCATCCGCATAAAACTCCAATGCTTCACGGAGCCGTTTGTTTTCTTCCGCTTTCTCGATAAGCCAGTCTGTATGCTCTTGCTCCCAGAACTTCCTTATTTCATCATCCAACTCCATGCGAGGGTCGCCCTCATTGTGGATAAATGTTGCGTTATTTTGAATTTCTTTAATATCAGCCAACCGTTCTTTATCGCTCATGACGTTATCACCATCCCCTCAATCAATTCCGCATTCAATTCATCCTCAGTCAGCAATAAAAACTGCGGCACCTCTTTATTCCGTTCGTTCCAATATTCTTCTTCAAACTGCAAGCCGGTGAATACTCGGGTCGCTTTTATTCCTTCGCCTGGTATCTGCAAGTCATCAAACGCGATCCAGGCAGACGGATCTGCACCGCGTATGTGGCCGTGAAATGTCGCCTTCTGGTACGCACCATCAATCCAGACTTTAATTCGCTCGTTCCCTTTCAGTGCAGAAAGTTGCTGATAGTTCATTTTTCAATGCGCCACCCTTCTTTCAGAAGTTTCTTCAATCCATTTGGCCGAAGCGGTTCATAGATCCAGCGTTTCCCTAAATCATCCCTGCGACGCAGCAAATACCATTTGGCTTTTGTCATGCCGGACCTCCTTTTAATTCGCAACAGCATCTTTGAATCGCGAATTCTCCACGCTCATTTCCGGCAGGTTCGCTCTTACAAGCGCATCGGCAAACGGCGGTGGAACACTGTTGCCGACTCGCTTGATTTGCTCCGACTTCGTGCCGGGATGCAGGTATTCAGACGGGAAGCCCTGGCCGGCGAATAATTCATGCGGCTGCAGCATCCGTAACCCGATATCTGTAATCTGATAGCCGTTTGTCTTGATGGCCGTCAGTGCAAAGCGGTCTTTTGTGGTGATCGTGTGCAGCGGCTCAGACAATCCCTGGGCTGTACTTTGCCCGTAATACTTTGTCAGGAACGCTGTGACCAATCCGAACCGATTTCCGCCGGCCGTTATCGTATGCAATGGAGAATCCAGTGACAATCCCCGAACTTCCTTTTCGCTTTGCTCGGTGTAGTAGCTGATCAGGAACGCCGCTTTGTATTCATCCGGCACCATAAAGGGTTCAGCTGTATTCACCACAAACCGCTCCAGTCCTCGCTGTATTCGTTTCAACGTATTCGGCACAAGTGGTTTCTTCCTGTCGAAAATGGACGGTGCCCCGATGCTCCAGTCAATGATTTCACTGGCTGCTCTCCACGACTTCAGCTTGCCGAGCTGCACTGCAGGACTTTGCGGATCTGCGTGAGTCGGCTCCGGCCAGGTAATGGGCCTGCCGTCGCAGCGGGCAATCATGAAAAATCTTTTTCGGATGGTCGGCGCCCCGTAATCACAGGCCATCAGTGCGCGAAACTCCACTTGATAGCCCAATGACTCGAGTGATTTCACAAAGCTGTTGAAGGTGACGCCGCGCATTTCTTTGACAGGCTTGCCGCCTTCAATCGGGCCCCAGTCTCTGAACTCTTCAACATTCTCGAGCATGATGACCCTGGGCCGTACAGCAAGCGCCCATTTGACAGCTATCCATGCAAGTCCTCGGATTTCCTGTTTGACCGGCTGGCCGCCCTTCGCCTTTGAATGATGCGTACAATCCGGGCTGAACCATGCCAATCCAACTTTTCGCCCTCTCACCGCTGCGACTGGATCCACATCCCAAACCGATTCGCAATAATGCTCGGTGTCTGGATGATTCAGCTTATGCATGGCGATAGCTGCCGGATCATGGTTTATGGCGATATCGACTGATAAGCCGGTTGCCATTTCGATGCCGGTACTAGCTCCCCCGCCGCCAGCGAAGTTGTCGACGATGATTTCTCTGAACATATCCAGTTGCAATACTTTCTCCCCCTTAAATCCAAGCGCTCCGCAAAGGCTCTTCATCTCGTCTCATTTCCTCCAGCGATAACAGTCCGCGCAATTCGTAATAATCCCATGTCCGCAAGTTCTCACCGTTTGGCCCGCTAAAAATCCCATAGCCGTTCAGTTTCTCGATGATGTACCGGCGGTATTGCTCTTTGTCTGCCATCCCTGTTCCCCCTTCAATTGTTTTCCAAATGGTTTCTCATTACCTATTATTTAAAGTTATCTGAAAATTAAGTTACATTTAATATGAAGATAATGGAAATTCTATTTATAAAAAAATCAGAAGGGCTATTTCGCTTCCTCTGGATCCAGCTTGGTGACCGTCAGATAACCTGCTTTACTTGTTTTCTTTCGCTTTTCCAATCGCTTTTGGTACGTGGGTGTTGTATAAAATTTAATCGTTTCGGGAAGGACGCCCATTTCAGCAGCGCACTCCCTGGCCGTTCCAATGCAGATTATGTTCTCGCCTTTGTAGACGGCGTATTCCGTTAATTGTTTAGCCATCCTCTTTATCTTCTTCGTTCCTTTTATTCCAGTGATACAACATCACTCTTTCGGTGTTATCAATATTTAGCCTAATATTGGATTCTACCGATAAGAATTTTTCAGACAATTTAATATAGGCATCGTCAGTTTCGGCCAATACAGCTAGTTCCATCAACTTTTTAACTTCTTCGTAAACTTCATCACCACAATGTTCAACTGCCGCTCGCCAAAGAATCGAAACTTCCAAAATCGCTCTTTCTTTTTTTGTAGTCATCGCCATCAGTAACCCTCTTTTCAAATGAATTTGTCTACAGTTGCATTTGATACTGTTAAATAATGAGCGTGGATTGTTTGACCACACCTAATCCCTGTTTGCTTTGAAATCGTCGACAAATCAGCACCGTTTTCGTGCATATGGTTAATTTGAGTTTTACGGAATGTATAAGGCGTGAAATCGAATTTTCTTTTAATAAAATTACGGTATGCCAGATCTGAAATTTCTTTGTTTTCATATCTTCCGCCCTTATAGATTCTTCCGACGAAGTGGTCTGTAGGCTTAAGCCGATACTCTTTTATATATTCTTCTACAGCAAGGGCGCATCCATCTGTTATTCGTTTTGTGTGCCAGACTTTCTGTTTTTTCAAATAAACTTCTACTGAACGATTTTGTAAATCAAAATCCTCTATTTTCATCCTCACCATTTCGCTTGGTCGGTTTGCGGTGACTAAATTAACTAGCGCTATCGCCTTTTCTCTTGTTGTCAGGGTTTCGATTTCGCTTAACAGTTGAATTTTATCAACCCCTTTAACTCCCTGAATTTTCATGAGGTGTAAGAATTCATCAGAAGAGTACTCTTTTTTTAGAGTTTCGATAGCGATTCGGAAGTTTTCAGAACTCATAGGATTTAATTTCCACTCGGTATTAAAATAATTTTTCAAAGACATTAAGCGGCGTTCCCAAGTCGTTTTTTTGACCCCTGCTACTTCTAACGAATATTTCAAAAAACTAATTATGGTTCCGACGGTTTCAGGAATATCGTTATCCTTGCACCATTTTTTATAAATTTTAATATCACTTTTATATCCCTTTGGAATTGCATTGTGCTTTTCGATCAACTGTTCTAAATCTCTTTCTTGTGTCATGCCGCCACCTCCCCAGCAATATGCATCTGCAATGCCAGCAGCGCAATTTCGCGGTCCGGATGAATTTCGCCAAGTAAATAAATGGACTTCGCTTCCAGCGCTTCATCCTTACATCCTGTCGCCTGCCAGCTGCCGAGCGTCATAACCAGCATGTCCAGAATGTATTTCCGGTAGTCCTGCGGTGTTTTATTTAAAATATATTGCACGTGATTTCCTCCTAATCTTTTAGTAAGTGATCAAATTTGGATAAGCGGCCTTTTGCCACTTGGCGGCGATAGCTCGTTGCTTTATTTTCAATCGACTGTGAAATTTCTACGATACGATCATAAGACCGTTTTCCAATCTGCCCGACCAACTCTTTGGGTTCCAAGTTCGAAGTTGCCATAATCGGCTTGTTTCGGCGGTACCGATTGTCGATGATGAGGAACACGATTTCCTGCACCCAATCGCTCGTTTTTTCTGCGCCGATGTCGTCAATAATCAGCAGGTCGCAGATGTTCAAAGCTTTCAAGATCTGCTGTTCGCTCTCGTTATTACCATTTCCGAAAGTCGCTTTAATTTTTTTGAGCAATTCCGGCATCGAGACGAACACGACGACCTTCCCTTGTTTGCGCAAGTGGTTATGAACGGCAGCCGCTAAGTGGGATTTACCATTACCAGGTATGCCCCACAGCAAGATGGACTCTAATCCGAATTCATCAAAGTTCTCTGCATAGTATCGTGAAATCTTCTCCGCATTTTCTGCACCCGGGCGGGATTCAAAGTTATCGAAGTTAGCATTCTCAAACCGGTCACCCAAGTCACTGATCGAAAACAATTCCCGGACTTCTCTTTCACGCTGCGCATTCTTATAAATTTCAAGCTCGGCTTTTTGAAGATCCGCTTCACATTTACAGACTGGCTGCACCCATCGTTTCCGACCTAAGACTTCGATTTCCATGGCCGGTACAAGCTCTCCGCAATGCGGGCATTCTTTGCCTTCAGAGCGAGAGTCCGTCATATTCTTCGTTATCAGGTCCTGAACTATGTTTCGGAGTGGTTCCATTCGAGTTCCCTCGCTTCCGTCGTTCGAATGCCGCATCGTCTGCTTTAACATCTGCCAGCGTCTTGATACGTTTATCCGACCAGTTTTTTAAGATTCGATCAGCAAATTTAATCTTGTGACCTGCATTTGCTAATACCGCACGGTGTAAAGATTCTTTGACAAGTGCTTCTGACGATTCACTGATCATTATGCTGATGGTTTCTGAAACGGATGAAACCAAAGGTCCGATGTTCTCTTCGTAATATCGAAAAGCCATTCCTGGACTATCAACATCAACAACATCTTCTTCTAGTTCTAAATCTAGTTCTAGTTCTTGTTCTGTTGCGTGACTCGGCGTGACTGTCACGTGACAGTCACGTGACGAAGAAGGCAATTGTTTCTTTTCTCGTTCTTTTTGCTTGCGGATTCGATTTTGCTCCCGTATCTTATCCAGCCCAGCAACGTTCTGGTGTTTCTCCCAATTTGTTATACTGATAAATTGATTTCCATCCACTTCAATCATTCCGAAGTTGCGGAAAACTTCCAATGCCATTCGTACAGTCGAGAGTGGTCGATTGAAAATTGTTGCGAGCATTTCATCCGTATATGGAATATTTTCCGATAAATAGATATAGCCGTTGTTATTGGAGCGACCGGCCTGTGAAAGTAATTTAACCCAGACAATCAAAATCGTATCTGCTTCCGGCATACTCTCAATCAATCGTATTTTTTCATCCTCAAACATTTGAGTACTCAGCTTGATCCACTTCACTTCGCTCATTTAAATCCCTCGAATCCCTATATATTTCTATAATATTTAGGGGAGCCCTCACTCCCCTTTTTTATGGAATGTAAATCATTTTGCCGGTCAGCTCCGCTACTTCTTGACGGAACAGTTCTTCGTTGCTGTTGGAGTCTGATAAGTGAAGCAGCCAAATCTCCTGAAGCTTTGAAAGATCATTCGCTTTCAGGAATTCTTTCATGTTCTCTAAGGAGAAATGCGACTGCATCAGCCGGTTTCTTAGAATCTTTGGCGTACGTCCAGATTCAATATTTTCATCAAGTATCTTTTGAGAATAGTTGCATTCCACCATCAAATGCGTAAGGCCGTTAAATTTGTACTTGATGTAATAGGTATCTGTAGCAAACAGCAATTTGTCGCCGGCCGTATTTGCCAATAAGAAGCCAAACGGTTCTGAAACGTCATGCTGTACGTCAAACGGCAAGATCGTCCATGTCCCTATCTGAAACTGTTTCTTGTTTTCTATCGCTTTCAGACGATGATGTTCGATGCCTAAAGCCTGTTTTGTACCTGGCGAAAGGTAACAGTCGATGCCGCCTTTCAAAACCTCGGATAAACCACCACAGTGATCCTTATGCTCATGTGTAATTAAGCAGCCTTTAATGCCTCGGGTCTGAAAATTAAGCTTTCTTTGAATGTCTTTAAATCTGATTCCTGCTTCCAGAAGAAGAGGAGTATGCCCATCCGTAATGTGGTAGCAATTCCCCTTCGATCCAGTAGCAAATGTTGTAATTTCAATCATTAGAAGCCAGGTCCTTCCGACTCACCTTCTGATGTGGATTGTTCTTTTGGTTGAGAAGCGGGCTCTTCAGAATCAAATTCAATATCAACTATCGGCTGCTGATTCTTCTCAGGTTTAATATCCAGCGTTTCTTTGTTTGCATTTTGCTTAATTTCATACTCTGGATTCAGTTCTTTCCGTTCATTGTCGTACTCATTTTCAGTAGTTCGGTTAATTGCACCGATGAACAAATCACTGTCATCAGAAGTATTAATGAATGCTTTAGCAGCCCGATTGATCACGGTCCGTTTTGCCATTTCCTGCGGATACTTGTTCTGAACGGTCGCCATACTTGATTGCGACCAGGATGTCTGAATTTCAGCCATCGTCATAACCGTCAGGAATTGAACTCCATCCTCACGTTCGATGATGCAGTAAGCACCTTCGATGTCTTCTTTCTTGCCTGTAGCAGCTTTCCAGTCTACTTTGTGCGATTTGAATGCCAGTTGACCGCGCTCGTTATACTCTACTTCGAAGTCTTCGCCTGTCCAGATGACGTTTGCCCAGATGTCTTTTACACCCTTCATGCGCTTGATGACTGCTTGAGTACCATGATAAGAACGTATAAACTGCATCTTGTCTCCGTACACAATGAAGTAACCTTGATTTTTAGCGACGCTTAGTGCCTGGATAGCCATATCTTGCAATGAAAAAGCGACACTCTCTTTTGTTGCGCTGTCGATCAGAGCAGTTTTCTTCTTGAAATCAACCTCGGTTAATTTGAAGTAGGCCGCTTGAACCGCATTGACAATTGAATAGTTTTCCGGAATATTAATTTGGTTTCTTTCAACCATGTTTTGTACCCTTTCAGCTACTTTCGTCACCATTGCATTTTGCTTATTTGATTCAACGGGCAGATTTTCTGGGTTTTGCTGTGTTTGATTCGTCACTTAAATTGCCTCCTCTAATTCAATATTTTCAACTCGTAATTTCTTGTCCGGCTCAGAAACGACCAGGCTGATCAGTTGTGCTTCGGTATCGATCAACTTAGTAACGGCTTCGGCATTATCTACAAAGATTGGCGCTTTAATTCCATGGAATTCCGATAGTGTATTAATGATGTCCAGTCCGACATTGATGCGAGCTGCATTGTTAAGGCCGGAACTGTAAGGAACTCCGTCATAAACGGTTTCACAGACTTCCTGCAAGCCGCCGTTGATTTGTTCTTCAAATAGCTTGAAGCGTGCAAATTTGAATTTAGCGTTGATTTTTTCTTCCATGATTCGTACTTTTGCTCGAATGAATTCATCAGTCAGGAAGAGGTGATGCTCTAATTTTTCAAATTCGGCTGCTAGCTGTTCTTCCTGGTCTTTCAGTTCCTGCATACGCTCTATTAATGTATTTACATTGGCGTATCGAGCAATTTCAGCATTCAATTCCGAGCGTTTAGCTTTCTTCTCGATAATTTCATCCCCAATGTCTCCAGCAGCATCCTCAGCGCGATCTTTTAACTCTGCTATACCGTCAAGTAAGTGTTCACGTGTTTCATTCAATTCTTGGTAGCGTTGGTTTTCTGAGGCATCCTGAACCTTGCTTTCTACTGTAGTAAGTTCTTCTGTGAGTTTTGCAATAGCTTTTTCTTTAGCGGCAATCGGTTCGCTTAAATCATCGATTTCTTTTTGCAGTCGAGCCACTTCATCTTCATATTTTTTCTTTTCTGCGGCGCCGCGTTTTCCATCTTCCTGAATGTTTCCTAAATCTGTTGATTTACGGGCATTGAACCGAGCCAATGCCTTATCCTTGGCGGATTGCACTTTTTCTTCCGGTAGTTCCTGTCCGCATGTTGGACATTCGCACTCAACTTCATGAGTGAATTCTTCTTTACTCCGCTCTTGCCACCGATTCCGCAATTCACTTAAAGATTTTTCTACACGTTGAATCTGCTCTTGATTAAATTGCTGTTGGCTTTCAGCTGAACGTTTACGTGATTGGAATGTCTGAAGATTCGACTGTTCCTCTTGAAGCTTGGCCCGCAAGCGGTACACTTCATCCTTTGAACCGCTTTCCAGTTCGCGTTTCAGGTTATGGATCTCCATTTCAACTTTCTGCAGTTCACCTTGCTTAGTAAGTACTGCATTGCCGGTCTTAATGGCGCTAACCTGCCCCTGTAGCTCCTCGATTTCATCGTCTAGCTGTAGAACTTGCTTACGCAGTTCCGGAACATTTCCATCCCCTTCAGGAATAGATTTTTCAATTTCGTTAATCCGGATTGGAATACGGTCCAACTCGTCATTGATTGCCTTTCTGCGGGCATTGACTGTCTTCCTGAAATCTTCCATGGACTTGCCTTTCAGGATCAGTTCCAAGCCTTTCAGCTCGTTGTTAGATTTAAATATTTCAGTATTAGAGACTTCACCGCTGATGCTGAGGAGTATCTTTCTCCGATCCTGCCATTTCACTTGCTCATTAAAATAAGATGGTGAAGTAAGCAACTTGAAAATTTCTTCTTCAACGATGGTTTCAATTCGCTTGTTGAATTCACCTTTCTTCAATGGCGTACCATCTAAGAAGTAATTTGTTTCGTGACCTGTAAATTCTGATGCACTGGATCCACGTTTCTGTGTCCACTTTTCTCGATATACTTTGCGAATAGTGAGTGATTCATTATCCACAGTTAATCCACACTCGACTTCGTGATCGATCATGTGTTTTTCCTTGCCGTTTTCTAAGGTCTTGATACCGAAGTCCTTCTTGTTCTGACTGTCCTTGTCGAACAGCAACCAAAGAAAAGCATCGAACAATGTGGTCTTTCCAGTAGCGTTGTCGCCATAGATTCGAACGTCATCGCCGTTTACGATTAATTCAAAGTCCTTTACACCCTTGAAGTTCGTAAGCTTCAAGCGATTGATTTTAATTTCCTTCATGACTGTTCCTCCCTGGTTATGCTATAATTAGCATTAAGATTTGTTATTCAAGTCGTCCCACGCCACATGGAGACGGTGAACCAGTTGCTTTTGCAGCTGGTTTATTTTTTTGCCTTGACGTACTTCGCGCCTGCGACTGCAGATAAGTAACGACCTGTATTGCGCTTCAAGCAGATCCGCCCTTCTTTATCTGTGAAGTAGCTGTCACCAGGCATAATTTCGGTACCGAACATATCTTCAATCGGGTAATCCTCTTCCACCGATTTCTTTAACTCTTCGTTATGGCAGTCGTCACATTTATTTGGAAAATCTAAATCGTTATCCAAAAAGCAGCCGCAGCTCTCACACATCACGCCGTCTAAAATCATTTCTGCGTATTCGCCCATTGGTATCGCTCCTTTCTCATTTGATCATTCCGGAAGACAGGGCTAATCTCGCTTGTTTTGATTTTTCGTCATTCAGTTCTTTCAGGCTCTTGATTTCCTTTTCGAGCCATTCCCGGGTTACCGGTCCGTGCCAACAAGTCTGTTCAATGATGCTCTGGATAAGGATTACTTCCTGTACCGGCGTCAGTTGACTGGCTGCGGCTTCAAGATCCATCACGTCTTGCTTTTCGATGGGTATCATGGTTCGTATAGGCATTGGATTTCCTCCTTCACAATTTTATTGAGATGCCTTCTTGATGGAACTCGACTTCATATCCGTGTTTTCGGAGTAGCGTGACGATGAAAATCGCGTCCCGTGTGGTCCCGAGCTTTTCGTTGAGGATAAAGACGGTCCTTGCTCCTGTGATTGCCACTTCATGGATGATGCTCCGGATGTCTGCCATCATTTCTGATTTGTCGAATTCATCTAAGCTGATAGCTGCGCGTCCTTGTGGTGCCATGTTTTCACTTCCTTTCTAATTAATCTTCCTCCCAAGAACAATCAAATCCATGTGAGAAAAAGTTTCCCAGACCTCCAGAGTCGATAACCAAGCATGCACCGTAATCTGGATGCTGCAGAACAATCTGTGTGCCTTCGTCTTCAACAATCGAATCCTCATGGATACTCACGCATTCAATAAATAACTGCAATGACTGAACGTTATCCATCTCCATACCTTCCGAATAGTCAATTATTCGGTAAGAGGATCCGTCATTCTCGTGAGCTTCTTGAAACAAGCGGTCGATGTTGTCAGGGACTTCATATATTTCAGTTGCCATTTCTTCACCCTCTTTCCGATGGTTGAATCCCATCAATAAGCCCAGGAACGAAAGGGAGTGACACTCCTGAGCTTATTGACGAGAGCCAAAGCTCCGTCAAAGTGCTGCATTCTTTTTTGCTGTACGAATTAAAATTTCTACTCCTTGCCTTGTGATGCCCATAATTTCTCCTATTTCCCTTAGTTTCATTCCATCTATTCGCAACTTTATTGCTTGGCGTTGCCTATCTGTAAGTTCCGAATCAATTAAATGAGTAACCAATTCTGCTTTTTGGCGCCTCGTTGCTTCTCTTGCGTCTGCGAGAGTTTTCACATATGTGCAATTTGTACAAACTCCTCTCTCGGTCAAAGACGGTCCACCACATTCGATACAAGGTTTAAAATCATTGAAAGGAAGTTCTAGCAGGCCATTTTCATAGGCGTGTCGGACGTTCTCGGCCGAGGTGACCCATTCTAAATTTCCGAGTTCAAAATTCTTTTTGTTTCCATCAATATGATTCACTTGGGGCTTGCTATCTGGATTAGGGATGAATGCTTCTGCCATTAAGCGGTGAACCTTGAAATGTTTTTGTTTTCCATTAACTTGCGCGCTCACTATCGGATAAGCTTTTTTATTTAAAGGAAAGCAAATCTTGCACTCGATTTTCTTGCCGTGTTTGATCTTGAATATCTGACCATTTTCTAACACTTCGAATAATCCGTTTTGAACCACCTTAGAAGATGTGTCTTTAGATTCTTCGTAAAGCAAATTCACTCGCCCCCTTTCTTGTGGCATAATATGAAGTAACATACTTAATTCTTTGGCGGCTGATGTAAGAGCATCAGTTGCTATTTTTTTGTTCATTTTTAGATTCCTTCGATACACTTCCGACCATTACTCCACCCATAAAACTGATGGCAATTATGAAACAGATAACAATGTAATTGTATAAAGGCTCTCCAACTTCAATCATGACTGAACAAATCCTTTCGCTTTAAGCTGTGTGTGGTGTTTCTGCCAAGTGTCAATCAAACTGATGCTCGCCTCTTGGCTAATGACTGCCGCAAGATGTTCCATCGCCGTGATGCCTTCCACGACTTCCTCCAGTAATTTCTCGAGTTCGGGTTTTTCCCAATTCGACAGGTTTATTAAGGGTTTCGAAAAACTAAAATTATGAAGAACCTCCAACACTTCGTTCAGTTCTTCTTGAACTTTTTCTTTCACGCTTGATCGGTGCAGATCCGCATTCGGGCCGTTTAACCATATCGGTCCTGTTCGTGTATATTCATGTCGGATTGCCAAGGCGAATCGCGGGTTTTCGTTGCGAGCCATCATGTGCCTGGCGATATCCTTTGGAATCTTCACGTGTCCATTCTCGTATTTGGACACCGTTTCCCTGGAGACATTCAAGTCCATCGCCAATTGATCTTGTGTCTGGCCGTTCCGCATCTCTTTCATGGAATGCGCCAATTTGGATTTCTTCATACTTTTCCATCCTCCCTAATTTTGATTTCACATTTCATATGCAAGTAGACTCTATGTAGACCGCCATGAAATTGCAGCGGATGTATAATTAACTTACAGAGCGAATACGAGTGGCCTTCGGTTGAATACCTTGCGTATTAACTTCCACCCATTTCAGTAGGTCCTCTGTGTAGATTTTGACTCCGAACTCCCTGCAGACCGGAAAGTCCGGCCGACCCATCAACTCACTCATTTTGGTTTCGTTGATTCGCAGGAGCTCCTTCGCTTCTTTGCGGGTCAGGAAGTGCGGCAACTCTTCCCTCGGCTTCAAATGTTTAGTTGCTGCATCGACTTCTTCTCGGATGATGTTCCGCAAGTCCTCAGCGGTCATGGTGATGAGAATTGTTTGATCCACGTTCTTCACTCCTCTTTTTGGGGCGTCCCTCGCGCCCTTCTTCAAATTGCTTTCTTTTCACCCAAAAGCTTGTTAATAAAGTAGAACTGCCCTTTGCCAGTCACTTTCGGCGTGTATTTCAAATATGTGCAGCCGTCGCCGGAAGTGTGCAGCCGGGTCGTAACCTCGAACAGTTTCATTTCCATTGCTTTTTGCGAAGGCTTGTTCCAATAAGCGTTGCTGCTGAGCAAGTAACCCTTCTCCCTTAAAATCTCAAACAATCGATTTTGCCCAATATTTAATCCTCTTTGACAAAGGATGGTTGCCAGGTCTTTGATCAGCACCGCGTTCTCACTAACTTGAATAGCTTCTGCCAGGAAGACTTTCTTTTCATCAGCTTTGACTTTCGCTTCCAGTGAAACGATTTTTTGTTGCTGGAAGTCCATTGCCCGTTTGATGACCATTTCCGGACTGTTCCAGAGTTTTTCGATTTGAAGGAAATACTGACGCGCCTCCTTCCCTTTTTCAGAGCGCTGGATCATTGCAATTTCTTTTGCCATGTCTAGTTTGATTTGGTGGTTTACTTGCTCATAAGTACGCGCTCTATTTTGAGCCTCTACTTTTTCTGTAATTTCTACGAAATCCAAATCCTCAACAAATCCGTAAGCGACCATTCGAGGGAACCAATCCTTATAGGAAGTTCTAACCTCTAAAAACTCATGTAAATCTCGACCACTTAAAGTAATTTCTCCAGTCGAGTTTTGCGAAGTTGGAATTAACTCATTCATTTAACCCTCTCCTCTCTTAAACTGCTGATCGCTTTTGTGCTTCTTGATTGATAAATTTTTTATCAACATCATTAAAAAAAACATCCGGAAACATCTTCTTCATGTCTTTCTTAAAATAAGACTCATACTTAATCATTGTGTTTATTCCTGGATCTACAACGCCTTTTTCTAGCTTTCTTACATATACCGTTGATATACCAAGCTTCTCACCTAACTCTTGCTGTGTTAAGTTTCGCTTTTCTCTAAGCTCTTTAAGAACTTGACGCTCCATCTTCTTACCTCCTTTGATAAGTTTTTTATCGCTTAATAGAAGTATAATTGATAAGTTTTTTATCGTCAAGTATTTTTGATAAATATTTTATCATAGATAATTTTTTTATCGTAAGTATCTTATAATAGTGATAATAGAGGTGATTAAAATGACCAATGAACTTAGTTCTTTCGGAAAAAAGCTTAAAGCTCTTCGGAACAAAAGAGGTCTTAGTCAAGAAGCTGTTGCAAAAGAAATTGATATTTCTAGAGCTAGTTACTCACATTATGAAAATGATCATGTTCAACCTGACATGAACTTAATCAGTAAATTAGCTACTTTTTTTAAAGTCTCAAGTGATTACTTACTTGGGCTTTCAGATGATCCCAAATTAATAAATTATAATACTTCCTCTGTCGAAAACAGTATAAAGACAAATGACGGTAAAGAAATTAACGTAAGTGACTTAACTGATTACCAACAAGCCATTCTTCAATATGCTCTCGCGCAGCAAGAGGTGTCTTTCGAGAAGAAGCCCGAAGATATCTTGGAAATGCTAGCACGCTTTGAAGCTTTCTATCTACGTGAGAAGCAACTTGAGAAACGCGGAGAATAATCAATTATAATGTTATGTATGCCCTGCTTTAGTTGCAGGGTCTTCTTTTAAGCAACATAGAAATATTTAGCATAAATGGTTATCAATGAATAATTAATAGGGGGCTATTACATGGAGAAAAGAAAAGGTCTGTCTCAGAAGATTTTGAAGTCGAAGTGGACCTGGTTAGTTGCAGGATTGTTGTTTGTTTTAGGTATTGGTTATGGCATGGGCAATACGAACGCAGCTGTTCCGCTGGGTGACAAAAAAGTAACTTACGAAGAAATAGAAAAGGAGATTTCTGCCAAGCAAACAGAACTAGCTTCAGTAGTCTCTGAGATTGAAACAAAAGAAAAAGAGCTCGAGGCTACTAACAGCAAAAATGAAGATGTACTTGAAAAGATAAAAGATAATCAAGCTAAATTTGATGACGCTATGCAGATTTCTGAAATTAAGGCAGAATTAGAAAAGGAAATAAAATCAATTGAAGGTCAAGTGAAAGCGAAACAAGGGGAATTGAGCTCACTAGATACCCGAATAGCAAATAAAGAAGAGGAACTCGCTTCGATCGATCAGTTAATCAAAGAAAAAGATGAACAACCAATTCAACTCAGTGCGGGAACTTTTATAGTGGGTCAGGATATTCCACCTGGACGATATAAAGCTCAACCCGTGGGACGTGGAAGTAACTTTGTAGTTTATGATGAGACTGGCAGTTTAGATGTAAACACTATATTAGGATCAAGCGGTGAACCTGAATATATTTTCTTTGCATTCGAAGGTTATACAATTGAAACTCGATCTACTGCAAGTTTAACACCAGTCGAATAA